ACGATCGCGCGAATCGCGTCGTCGGGCGTTTCCTCGACGCCGGATTGTCCAGACTTGGCGGACCACCAGGCCCACAGGCTTTGGGTGTTGCAATCGTACCAGATAAGGCGCGACGCAACGACCACCCCGGCGTAATTCCACCCAACTAGCCCGTTGGGTAGATTCTCGGCAATTTCAACCGACCACGTCCAGGTGGCGACCTCGCCGACGACGCCGTCGGCCCTGGTAACGTCGTAGTATTGAACCTCTGCCAATTCGGTAAGGCATACGGTCGCGGGCGGATCACCCGCGGCGAACGCAACGAAGGCCAGGGTCGCAAGGATCATCTTTCTTGCTCCATTGCTCGCAATCGTGGGTCGGTCGGCCGCGGAGGATCAAGAGCGCTCGAATCCAGGTGTCGCGGGTCGAGCAAGATCGGAACATGCGGCGGCAGTTGTCGCCGGTGAACTGCTCGCAACCCCGGCAGATCGCGAGGCACCTTTCGACGTCGACGGGCGATCGGTTCGCCTGGCCGTTTACGATCGCCTGGTCGATCCGCGCAACCAGGGCGCGGTCGCGGGCCGCGGCGGGCCCGGGCAAGCCGGCCGCGGCGGCGCGACGTTCGAGGAATCGCTTTAGGTGGGGGTTCATGTCACACACTCGAAACAACGCAAGTCGCGGCGGAAAAGTCGCACGTCCCCATATTGTCGACGTCGAGAACTAGCTCTTGCTCGTCGAGTTCGCAACTAACCGGCTCGTCCCATTCGACGTAGAATTCGGCGGATTCGCCGGCGCAATGGACCGTGGCGATCGAGGCGATCACATAAACCCCGTACTTTCCCGCCAGGGTGTACCAAAGAAGCTGAACCTGGTTCAGGTGATCGCCGCAACCGTCGTCGCAATCGCCCTCGATGTCATAATCGGTCGATTCGGGCCCCGGATAAATCCATGCGCAAGTGTTTATGGGCGTGTCCTGGTTGCGGATCAGGGTAAACGTATAATTCCAATAGGCGGCGCAATGCGCGGCGTCGCCGCATGTCCCGTTCGCAACGTCGGCGAAGGTGACGGTGTACTGGTCGGGGATCGAGCCGTCGCAATAGTCGCACGTTTCGCCCGGACAACATTCGCCGTAGCCATAGCCGTACTCTCGCCACGCGGGCAACCGGCGGCGGTCGCGCGGCGGTCGCATGTCCAGCGGGTCGCCGGGGGTCCAAAGCGTTCGGTCGGGTTGCCAGATCATGCCGGGCAGGGTCCCGCGATCGTGTCCCATAATTCCGTGGTCACATTGTAAACGGCGTATATATAGGCGTCGTCGTCGAGTTCGCCGTCGAGTGAGTTGTTGAATTGCGTCGGCGTCGCGCCGTTCGGATAGTCGGCGTTCGCGTCGGGTTGAACGATCGACACGTTGTCGACGTTGAACGTCGCATCATCGGCGGCGACGCCCCCGACCTCGTCGACCTGCGCCTTGACCATCCAAACCGATCCGCCCGGCGATCCGTTGCTGACGCGCACAAGCCCCCACTTGCCCGACCCGGTGCCCGACTCCTTGTAAAGAATCCGCGCGGCGCCGGTGTTGCCCGTGTCGAGTTCGGTCGCGTCGGCGTTGCGGACGTCGGCGAACTGGTGGTCGGCGTCGCCGACGTTTAGCTTTGCGACCGACACGCCCGACACGATCGCCAGGCCGGTTTTTCCGGCGCGGATCGGCTCTTGTACGATAACGAACTTGCCGGCGTGGTCGGCGGTCGTCGGCGTGGTCCCGGTCAAGGCGGGCCTTTGCTTGAACTGGTTCGCGCGGTCGGTCGGCGTGATAATCACGCCGGAAATGCCCAGGACGCCGAACCGGGCGATCGTCGCGCCGGTGGTATTTTTGACCTTGACCAGATCGGCGTCGGGCAGATCGCGGGCGGCGCGGCGGCCGATCAGCAGTTTGCCGACCTTCCAAAGGCGGCGCATTTCGAGCAAGTCGTTATAGAGCCGATACGGAAAGCCCTTGAAGGCGTCGCCCGATTTCTTCTTCTGCATCGGTCGACCTCAATCAATGTTTAGGTGGTCGAAGTCGCCCTCATAATAGACTTGCTCGACGTTCGCGACGATCGGTTGCTTGACAAGTTGATCCTCGTCGTCGGAGTCCTCGTAGCTGCACCATAGGTATTCGTGGCCCTTCTTGTTGATCCCGGTGATCTGGCCGACGGTCTGGTTGACCAGGTTTTCGGACGCGGCGAAATGAAACTCGATTTCCCAGTCGACCTCATCCTCTCGCGGGCCGCCCTCGCATCCCATGAACAGGACCTCGCCGGCCTCGAAGCCGCGGAAGAAGTCGTCGTTGGTCCGCCACGTAAGATGGCGAAGCCATTCCTTGTATGTGTCGTCGATCTGCGAGTCGGGGATATAGTGGGTTTCGCTCCACTCGTAAACGCCTTGTCCGATGTCGACGCCCTCGACGCTATCCTTGGTAACGCCGATCGCGCCGCCGAAGTTGGGCGCGGTGACGCCGGCGACGGCCCGCTGTTGGCTGGTGGCGATCGATTGCGTGATGTGTTGCGACCCGCCGGTCGTCGAAAATCGGAATTTCGAGTCGTTTGTTTCGGGGCGTTGGGAGCCCGGGCGAACGTAATGAACGCGGAACAGCCAGCCGGTTGGGGGAAAGGGTTTGACAAGAACGACCTTGTCGCGGGCCAGGCCGTCGTAAGTCGACGGCGCGGCGGCCTCGACCTCGGTCCGCGCCGTGAGGTCGCTCGACGTGCCTTTGACCTTGTAGAACAGGTCGCGGTTGTCGTCGTCGCCGGTGCGACCCTTGAATAGCTCGAACGTAACGGCCATAGAATCACTCGTTCGTAAAGGTCAATCCGTGGTCCTGCGCCTTGGTAAGAAGCGCCTCGATGTTTTCGTCGATCGCCTCGAGGTGGCCTAGTTGCTTATCCTCGACCTTGTTCCGGCCGCCGGCGGCCAGGCCCCGCAGGCCGTAAGCGGAAAAGGTACCGCGGACCTCCGACGCGATCCGGGTCCCTACGGCGGCGGCCTGGCCGGCGGCCGTCGCGGCCTGGCCGCCGGCGGCGGCGCCGGGGAACATTTCGGCGATCATCTGGTCGAGTTCGTCGGCCGACGGCAGGCCGCGAAGCATGTCGACGGTTTGGCGTTTGTCGGCGGCCCGGCGGGTGAGGTCGTCGAGGTCGCGCTTTGCGGCGTCGAGTTCGGCGCGGCGGCGTCGTCGGTCGGCCTCGGCGCCGGCCCGGTGTTCGGCGGCGGCTTGTTCGGCCTTGTCCCACGCCGCGGCGATCCGGTCCTCTTTGGTGATCGTGTCGGGGTCGACGGCCGTCCCTTTCCCGGCGTGGGTCTTGATCCCCTTCGCCTGTTGCTGCAAGCCCAACAGGCCGCGCAGGTCCTGTAACATGCTATCGAACCGCGGCCCGAATAGCTCGTATCCGATTTCCTTGATCCCGGCGATCGCCCCGGTCCACGCCTCGACGATCCAGGCGGTGAGGTCGCCCCACTTCTGCATTAGGAAGTCCGTCGTCTCAAGCCAAACGACCTCAAGCCCTTTGACGCCGATCTGCCATGCCATGCGCAGATCGCCGGTCTTCAGCGCGTCGACGATCCCGGCGATCGATTCGGCGACGGTGTTTTTCAGCCCGGCGAACAGGTCGCCGACCTGGTCGACAACCCGGCTTGCGGTCGACCAAAAGACCTCGAACGTCGCGGCCGCGGCGATCAGGCCGGCGATCACCAGGCCGATCGGGGAAACCACAAAGGCGGCGACGCCGGCGAGGGTCGACAACAGCGTCGCGGCGGCGGTCAACGGCATTATCAGGCCGCCAATCGCAAAGGCCAGGGTCTGCGCGGTGACGCCGACGACGACCAGGGCGGCCCCGACCGCGCCGATCGTAACGACGACGCCGGCGGCGGCGACGACCAGGTCCTTGTTCTGTTGGATCAGGTCGACGAACCAGTCGGCGAAGGTCATCAGTTGCGTTCCGGCGTCGCGGACGGCCTCGGCGAGTTGCTCGCCGATTACCGATAGGAGCAATACGCCCTTTTGTTTGAGTTGGTCGAACGCGTGGGACAAGGTCGCGGCCATTTTCGCGTAGGCTTCTTCGGTCCGGCCGGCCCGGTTCGCCATGAACGCAATATCTTCGGTCAACCCGCTCATGTCCTGCAACGCCGGCAACACGCCGCGCAGGGCGCGGATATTCGGAAAGAGCCGGGCGATCGCGTCGGGGGGCAGCGTCGCGATTTTCCGAAAGACGCCTTCGAGGCCCTCGGCGTGGAGTGTGGTCGACGATAGGTCGAAGCCGAGCGTCTTCGCGTAGGCGGCGGCGTCGTCGGTCGGTTTCAAGAAGGTGGCGATCACGCGGTTGACCGCGGTAACGGCGTTGGCGGTCTGTACCCCGTTCCGGGTCAAGGTGGCGATCATCGCGCCGAGTTCTTCGAGGGGGACGCCGGCGACCGACGCGGTCGAGGCGACCATACCGATCGACGGCGCCAATTCGGCGAACGTGGTCTTGCCCTTTTTCACGATCGCGAACAGCAGATCGGAAACCGACCCGGCCTGGTCGGCCGATAGCTTGTAGGAATTGAGGATCGTCGTGATCGCGTCGGCGGCAACCCCGGTATCGGTAAGGCCGGCCTTTGCGGCCTTCGCCGAGACGGCCAGGACGTCGAGTGCTTTCGCCGGCGCGATCGACGCGGATAGAATATCGTAAAGCCCGCGGGATAGGGTATCGGTCGACTCGCCGAATTCGACCGACATAGAACGGATTCCGGCGCGAAAGCGGTCCATGTGTTCGGCCGGTCGGTCGAGCATCGTCGAGACGTTCGCCATCTGCTTTTCAAAGTCGGCAAAGACCTTGACGCCCCCGACCAGGGGCGCGGCAAGGACGGCGGTCGCCATCATCATTTGCCGGCCGACCGACACGGCCGACATGCCGAACGCGCGGAGCCGGTATTGTGCGCGGCGCAGGCCGCGAATAAAGCGGGCGTCTTTCGTGAATAGCTCGACGTAAGCGGCACCAGCGCGTATCGATCGACCCGCGGCCATTGTCTACCCTTTCTTCGGCAGAAAGACTTTCAAACAGGATATGTCCGCTTTCGGCGGTTCGACCTCGACCTCGTCGCGCCGTCGCGGGTGGTATTTTCCTAGGTCCATTTCGATCTCGCGGTCGGAAAATAGCGATCGGACCGACGTCTCGACCATGACCATTAGCGCGCTAGTGTGGGTCCATTGGGCGTCGGCCCGTCCGCGGGCCATGTGGGTTAGTTCTCGGAGGGTGAATCCCCAGGGTTCGACGCCGATAATTCCGGCGAGTTCAAGGCAGAGTTGAAACGGGTCGCAATCAACGCCTTCATCTTCGCGTCGGTCGCCGGATCGTCGAGGGTCTTTTCCATCACGTCCTGCGCCGTCTCGATCCATCCCTCGATTTTCTCCAGCGCCTTCTTCGCCCGGGCCCGATCCCGGGCGTTCGGGAAAAAAGCTATGCGTTCTTCAAGCAGCGCCCGGGTCGCGGCGTCGATCGCGTCGCCGGCCATTGCCTGGCCGAACTGTTCGTCGGTCACTCCCTGCGCCTCGGCTTGTCGTTGGCATAAGACGAAGACGACGTCGACCAATAGGGCGGGGTCGGCGACCAGTTGCTCGTAAACGTTCTTGGTTGCGACCAGGTCGAATTGCAACAGCGCGCGAACCCGCTTGACGGTCGCGGCGTTGACCGCGATTTCCCACTCGCGGCCGGCGTTGTCTCGGAAGGTTTTCATGGGGCCTCGCATAATGCGGCAAGCCGCGGCGGTCCGCGGCGTGCCTGGTGGTCGGGTTTCGGCGTCGGCTATGTGGTAACGACGACCCACTCGGGGGCGACACTCGTCCGCGCCGGCTTGATCGTGACGTCGATATGCGTTTTTTCGCGCAGACCTTCCGGCCGCTCGAATTTGGTAACGACCCAGTCGGCCCAGATTCCTTCGCTCGCGGCCTCGTCGTAGGCGCCATCGAGAACAGCGATTGCGATCGTCGAGCGGCCGGTAAAGGCGGCCCGGATCGTCTGATAGGGCGTCTGGCTGGTGTCGTTGCGGAGTTGGAAGTCGACCGACGCCTCGACCAGGCCGACGTCGGTCAAGACGTAGGCGGTCGAGCGATCGGTGTCGTCGCCCTCGACGTGCGAACAGTTCAACTTGGCGTCGCGGACCTCGTCGATCTCGCCAAGATTGGACATAGGGTCGGACCAGGCGGCGCGGGTGCCGGTCGTCAAATAGTACATTTTGCACTCGAAGCCGAAGGGGGCTTGTTCTTTCGACATGGTTTTTCCTTTCTATTCGCGGATCGACCCGGTCCACAGTCGCGGAATCCGGGGGAGGGTTTCTTCCAAAGCGGGGGTCATATAAGGCCGCGGCGGGAAGCGATCGCCGCGGAACGTGTCGCCGAATTCGTGGGCGGCGCCGGCGAGGCCGACGCCCTCGAACGTCGGGCCGACGATCGCCGTCTCGGCGACGCGGTCGACGTGGTAGCGGATCGCCTTTGGCAGGCGGCGGGTCTTGCTGTGCGGCGGCGATCCTTTGGGCGACGGGCCTTTGCGGCGCTTGAGCGATCGGACCGCGGCCTTGCGGACGGCGCCGGCGAACCACTGAATCGTGCGGATCGTCGCGCGGCGCTTGCGGCGCAGAATCTTTCCGATGTCGAACCAGGCGCCGAACCCCATTCCACACATTCCGGCCTCGCGATCGAGCGCCTCTTGCGTGACGAACTGACCGCCCTTGAAGAAGCGGCCCCCGACCGTTTCGCCCCCAGATTTTGCGCGTCGTCGCGGCATCGGTCATCCCTCCCGGTGTAGTGTGAGGGTAACGATCCCGGTAAACGTGCGCGATTCGGCCATGTGTTCGGGCGACACGGTATAGGGCGAGGCGAGGATCGCGGCGTCGACCGTCGGCGTGATCCCCAGATTGGACAATCGCTTGCGGAAGAAAAGGTCGCGGATTTCCTCGCACAGATAGACAAGCGGGTCGACCTCGGAGTTCTCGACGTTCCCGTCGGTCGCGGCCTCCGTTAGCTTCTTTTGCACTCCGACGAAGATCGTAAAGGTCTCGTCGCCGTCGCCCCGGTCGTCGTCGTCTTCGGTTTCCGCGAACACGTTCGGGACAACAAGCACTTGCAACGCCTTAATGTCTTCGAGCGATTTCCAGAATGGAAACCAGCGTCGGCGGCAATTCGACGTCGTCAAGTCTTGCGACAAGGTCGCGGCGCGCAGGGCGTCGGCGACGGCGTCGGCGAGAATCGCGATCGTGGGGTCGGTTGCCATTGGATCAGTAAGAGTCGATTTCTTTCGTGTGAATTCGGAATCGGTCGCGGAACAGGTCGCGGGCAAAGCATCGTTGCCCCTTCGGCGCGTTGATTTCGTAAACGACCGTCGTCTTGGTGTGCCTTTCGTGGATCGTGTCGCCGCGGCGGGGCTCGATCGCGCCGGTCGATAGGGTCAATTCGTCGGCGCGGATCAGAAAGTCGCGGCTTTCGGTGATCGTGGCGATCCCCTCTTCGTCGATCGCCTCGAATTCCGTTTTCCCGATCAGGGCCTCGCATTGGCAACGATCCTCGCCGCGGCAATAGATGACAATTTGCGACGCGTGGTCGCGTTGCTTTCTGTGAAGCCATTCGGCCCCACGCCTCGCAAGGTTGCGGGTTCGGGCCATTGCGACGCCCCGATCGGGTTAGGTGTCGGGCGGCGGTTAGCTCGCCTTTTCGTTCAAGTTCACGTCGACGGTGGTCGCGCTATCGCCGGCGGCGCCGACCGTCTTCCCCATGACCTTGTTGGAACCGGCGGTTTCGGTCGCGACCTCGTTCGTGGCGTCCCAATAAACGATTTTGCCGTCGGCGATCGCCTCGCCGGTCCCGGTGGCCTTCGGGCAAGTAATCACGCCCCGGACGCGCAGGGACCCCAGCGCGCTGGCGGCGATGTCGTCTTCGGCCAGGCCGACGCGGTCGCCAATGACAACGATGTCTCCGGCCGAAACGGCGGCGGCCGGCGTATGGTCGACGACGTCGCCGATCGCCTTGAATGTGGCGGTGTATGCCATGTCTGATTTCTCCTATCGTTGGATTCCGAAAAAAGGTAATCTGCCCCGGGTTGGTCGCGGCGGCGGTTAGCTGTCGTCGCCGTCGCTCATCACGCCGCAGCGCGAATCGACCTGGCAAACGCCTAGGTCCGTGTAACCTCGCCACGCCTTCCCCAGGAATTCGGCCGGCTGGTCGGCCTCTTCGACGATCGGGTTCTCGGCGCCGTTGAGGTACGCGATCCCGAAGGGCGACTCGTCCTTCTCGGGAAACAGATACCAGCGCGTGGTCGAATAGCCGGTGTAGCTGCTGTTGGAGATGTACGGCGAAACTTCGGGCTTGTATTTCGCCTTGTGCGTGTTCGCGCTGCCGACCTTGGCCTTGGTCGACGTGCCGAGAACGATATTTGTCGACGTGTAGAGTTCGTCGGCGGTCTCTTCGAGCGCGGGCGGTACGACCAGGGTCGTCGGGGTGAGCAAAACCGGGTGGCCGTCGGCGTCGGTCTGGTTGCGGAACAGGGCGACCGCGGCGGCCAGGCCGGCGGAACTGAGGGAGTTCGTCAAGGTGTTATTGTTGCCCGACGCGAAGAAGGACCCCGTGTTCGCGAGGACCAGGGTCCAAAAGAGGTCTTCGAGGGTGAGCGCGGCGCCCTTGCCCAGAAGTCGCGGGATTTCCGAGAAGGCGTTCAAATCGTCGTTGACGATCATCTCCCGGGTGATCCCGAATATCTTCCCGTAGGTGGCGACCGAATAGGTGAAAGATTCCTCGTCGAGGTTGCCATACTTGAGTTCGCCTTTTCCGTCGACCTCTAACAGTTTCGGGTCGCCGGTCAAGCGGTAGCCGGTGTGCGTCTTGAAGTCGTTCGCCGAGAGTTTCCGCGCGATCTTCTTCGCGGTCGACGGAACGGCGCGGTAGGCGGCCAGCATCGACTTGTTCGCGGAGTCGCCCAGAATCCCCGACAAGCTGGTTGTCGAGAAGGCGGCGCGGATATAGTCGGTCTCGGTCGCGCCCGGGCGCGGCGCGGCGACGTGTTCCATGTCGCAACAGGCGCGAATGAGGTCCTTGAAGCCCAGGCGGCGAAAATGCTTGTGCGCGGCGGCGAGGATTTTCTCGTCGTAATCCTTTTCAACCAGCTCGCGATCTTCGGACGTGTTCATGCGCGCGGCGCATTCGAGAACCAGGGCCGACGCGCCGTCGCCGGCGCCCTCGATGTGGATCGCGGGACCGATCGACGCGCGGCTCGCGCGCAGGTCCTGCAACTCTCGTTCGCGAGTGACCTCGCGTTCGGTCTGCTCTTTCGACCATCCGGCCTCGATCGCCTCGGCGCAGATTTCGGGGAAGTCCTTGGCGGCGGCCTGGATCGCGCCGATCCGTCGGGTCTCGGCGGCGGCTTCCTTGCGGAATTCGTCAAGCCCGGTCGCGGCGGCGGCCTTGATTTCGTCGGCGGTCTCGACGGCGGCGGCCTGGATCGGCTTGGCGCCGGTTGCATCGTCGGCGGGCTTGGCGCCGGCGTCGGCGCGCTGCTCGTCGTCGTAGGACGCGCGCAGCGTGGCCAGGCCGCTTTCTGTCAAGAGGTTGGAGTCGAAACCTTTTGCTTTAAGCCATTGTTCAAAGGTCATGGGGGCATTTCCTTTCAGAAAAAGGGGTTCGGCCGCGATCGTCGCCGCGACCTTTACTTTCGTTTTCGCGTCCGCCCCGCGCGGGACGAACGAGACCTCGCCGAGCGTGGTCTTGCGGGCGATCAGAACGGGCCCGCGGAATGTTCGGCCGTTTACTTGGACCGACTCGCCGTCGTCGACGCGGACGAGCCGGTCGACCGACGCGCCCAGCGATAATTTCCAGGGGAATTTATTGCGGGCGTTCGCGACGACCTCCTGCGCGGCGGCGCCGGTGCCTGAGACCACGCCTTCGACGGTGATCCGTTGCGGCGTGATCGGGACGGCCGTCGTGTGGCCGACGATCTGGTTCGGGTCGTGTTGCTTGTATACGGGGTTTTCCTGGCCGGCCTTCATGCCGGCGAGGTCGACGATCACGGGCCGATAGAATCCGTTTAACTGCATCGGGCCGCCGGTGTAGACCACGCCGGCAAACGTCGGCGGCTTGCCCTCGCCTTCGGCGGCCTGGATTTCCAGGGCGTCGGGCGCGGCGACCAGTTCGAGTCGGGCGGGGCATAGCTCAAACGGTTTCGACATGGGGTCGACTCCTATCGGGCGCCGGGGGGTTGGGGTTTCGGTTGCGGGCCGACGGCGATCCCGGCTTCGCGTAGCTGCTTGATCTCGCGGCCGCGCTGTTGGATTCGGCCGTCGGGGTCGACGCCGTCTTCGGCGGCGAATTCGGCGAGTGTGCCGTCGGCGATTTCGAGGCGGAGCTTCCGCGCCATTTCTTCCTTGACCGGGTCGGCGTGCGGCCGTCGATCCCATCGCCATTCGTGCGGAATCTCTTCGACGGCCAGGCGGCGCAGCGACGGCGGGATCAGGTCGCGGACGAGAATCGCCTCTTGCCACCAGGCGGCCAGTAACCGGTCGAGTAACTCGATCTCGAAGTAATCGCGTTCGAGGCGGATCGCGAGTAGGTAGATTCGATCGTCGAGCCGGCCCGACGCGTAGTTGTAATCGCTCGAATCGCCGGCGGCGATTCCAAACGGCATATTGACGCAACGGGCCAATTCGCGGAGCATTGCGTCGACGAACATATCGAAGGTCGTCGCCGGGTGTTGCGCCTTGAACTGCTCGAACTTCCACCCCCGCGGCAAGGTCAAGCCCATTGCCTTTTCTAGCTCGAACGCGTCGCCGACCTCGACCGCGTCTTCGACGTCGGAGTCGTCGGGGTCAATCGGCGGTGTGTCGCTGTGCATCACCCCGGCGAAGTCGGCGGCGGTCTCGGCGGCGGCGATCGTGGCCTCGGTGAATCGGCGCAGATCGGCGAACAGCCCCAGGGCGGGCGTAACCTCGGGCACCCCCCGCTGTTGCCCGGGCCGGTCGGATCGGAACAGGTGAACGATCGCGTCGGCGTTGTACTGGTCTTGTTCGGCCAGGAGCAAGAGACCCGTGTCGCCCGGGTGGGTTTTCAGAACGTGGTAAGTCGTCGGGTTCCCGTATTCGTCGTAATCGATCCCATCATTGCGGCGGGCCGATTCCGGCAGAAAATCCCAATAAGGTTCAGTAACGCGATCGCACTCGATTGTGGCAAGATCGAGTTTGATTCGCGACCGGGCCCGCGGGTTGGTGCCGATCAGGGCGAACGCCTCGCCGTCGCCGCATTTCGCCAGGCGCAGGACGCGGCACTTTTCGGCGAGATTGATACCCCGCGACCAGGATCGCCAGGCGGATTCGATCGCGGCGTTTATGCGCGTTTCCCCCTCGTCGAATCCGAGTTGCAACCGGGGACCGGTGCCGATCGTGTCGCCGGCCAGCGTCAAGGTGATTCCGCGGGCGTAGCTATTGTTAGCGATCTCATAACGGGCCCGCTCGCGTAGCTTCTTGCGGACGGCGAGGGAATTCGCCGCGCGCGCCGATAGGTTGTCGGCGTGCGCCCAGTGGCGGGTATTGTCGGTCGTCGTCGCGGCGTTGTCGTAGCTCGCGCCGATCCGGTTGCGCGGCGATCGGGGCAAGGGGTTCCCGTCGGGCCCCAGAATGCGCAGTCGGCGGCGGGGGATTCCGGCGGCGGTCATCATTGGCACCCCGGGCGCTTGAATTTCATCGTGAGTAAACCGCGCTTCTTCGCCTTGACCACGCCGGCGCCGGTGATGTAGCCGTCGGCGGCGATCTGGTCGGCGATCGGGTGCGCCGACATGCTCCCCCCGTCGTCGCTCGCCTGGCGGGGCTCTTTGGCCGCTTGCTCGATCTCGTCTTGCAGGTCGCTTTGCGGCATGGTCGGACCTCGGCGGCGGCCCCAAAAGAAAAGCCCCTTCGATCCTTCTCGCGAGAATCGAAGGGGCTCGTCAAAAGACACGGCCTGGCCGGGCCGCTCTTTCGGGGTCTGGTTCTATCGGAGTTATACGTCGCGGCGCAAGATTTCCCCAAGAGAAAGCGGGGCGGAATTCGGGAAGTCGTCTATATGTAGCCGCGGCGTCCCCCGTTAGTCGGGGTCTGCCGGCAGATCAGGCGGCGGCGGGGCGCGGTCGGGCCGCTCGACGGTCCGAAGCGGGTAGCCGCAATGCCGGCACTTGCGGAGGCGGCGGATCGAGCCGTCGGGCCGTCGGTCGGTCTTCTCGACCCGGAAGTCGCGGCACCCGCAGCGCCGGCAGATCAGACCGCCCCGGTCGTCGTCGTCTCGACACATTGCGACGCGTTCCCTCCAAGACACTACCTGACCTTTTCGCGCGAGAACCCGTAACCGCTCGCGCGGTCGCGGTGCATTTGTTGGATTTTGCCGGCGCGGGTTTCGTGGCCGGCTGGCATCGAGCCGTCGAGCCGCGGCGACGTGCGGCCGTACCAGTTCTCATAGGTCGGCCCCAAGTGCAAGACATGCCAGTCGGGGCGTCGCCGGCGATCCTTCGGCCATTTGTGGTTGAAGATCGTATCGGCGCCGCCGGCGTGTCGCCAGTTGGTCGGATACCAGGGGCGCGTCGCCAGGACCGGATCGTCGGCGTGAAAGAAACAACAGTAACCCCCCATGTCCTTTTCAATCGGGACGCGAAACGCGGACCAGTCGAACGACCCATTCCACGCCGCGGCGTCAAGGCACCAGTGGCGGCGGGGGCAGTAGAATTTTCCCGGCTCGATCCCGCGGAAGTCGGGCCGGTCGGGCAGGACCGTGTCGGCGTCGAGTAGCATGATCCAGCCGTCGCGGCCCAACCGATCGAGCGCCTCTTCGATCGCGGCGCCCTTGTTGAATTCGGCGCCGTGGCGGTAGAAGGCGTCGGTCTGGTGGCAGTAGACCGGGCCCGGCATGTTCTCGACCAGGTCGACCGTCGCCCGGTCGGCCGGCGAGGTAACGACGACGACGCGATCGAGGCGGCGCAGGTTTTTCGGCAACGTCAACGCGAGAAGGTCGTCGTACTGTACGCAAACGGTTAGCGCTTTCATTATTTCCCCTTGATATACTGGCCCGGGCGCCAGTCGGCGGGCCGCGGGCCGGCGGCCGTCTCGATCAGGCAGAAGTCGCCGGCGGCAATCCGCGGGCTCCCCAGGCGTTGCAGCGCTTGCAGATTGGATCGCGACACGTCGTCGAGATTGTCGGAGTCGCGGCGCCCGGGCAACGGCAGGCAGACCCCGCAGCGCGGGCACCATTTCGCAATCTGCGAGAAGTAGTAATCCTCGACGTCGAATCGCCAGCAGCCGTCGTCGACGGTCATCCCGCCCCCGCCCTCGAATATCTCGTCGAAGGCGGCCATAACCTCGCAACAGAAAAACCCCTTTGGCGTGATCGCGCTCGCCCAGTCGCGTTGCAACCAACAGTCGGCGATCAGGGCGTCGCGGTCGTCGCGGTCGGCGACGACGTCGGCGATCGCCACTAGAACCGGCTGGTGTTCGACCCGCGCGGTGTGCGGGTTGTGATTCAGATAGCCGCGGCCCGGGGTCGGTTTCGTCGACGCCGACGGCTCGTCGCCCAACAGCCGGCGGACGTCGCCGGCAAACCGGTGGGCTTGCCAGTCGGCGACCCCGGTCCAAAGGCCGCGGTTCTCGATCGGAATCGCGTCGACGACCAGGTCGACCAGGCGCGGGAATTCCGGGTGTAAAAGCGGTTCGCCGCCCATGATCCCGATACACTTGCGGCGGCCGTTTCGGTCGGGCGTCGATTGCGTCGGGAATCGCCGGACGGCCTCGACCGACTCGGCGAACTGGTCGACCGACATAAAGAAGGGCTCGCGGGCGTGCGCCAGGAGTCGCGTACAATTCGCGCAGCGCCGCGGGCAGGCGTTCGTAACCTCGATTTGGATACACCATTGTTCGCGCGGCGGAATCATGTCGTTTCCTTTTCGTCGGGAGCGATCGCGGGTAAACGGTAGATCGCCAGTGTGTTGACGATAGTCGTCGGGACGCCCAACAATTCGAGGCAGGCGCGGCGAATCCCGGCGAAACACTGGCAGGTGTAATCGTGGACCAGGATCGACCCCGGTCGGTCGAGCGCGTGGCGCAGGGCGACGTCGACGTCGCACAGGCAAGCGTCGTAATCGTGGCCCCCGTCGACGAGGATCAGGCGGAATTGACGCGGCGGCATCAAGCGTTCGAGCGTGTCGGCGTCGCCGACGATCAGCGTCGCGTTCGGGCGCTGGTTCGCAAGCCAGGTCGCAATCGCATCGTGATTCGCCTCGAAGGTGTCGAGGCACACAAGGCGATTGTCGGGCATTGCGTCGGCGAACACGCCGGCGGCGACGCCTTGGAAGGTGCCGATCTCCAGCGCGGCGCCGCCGACGCGTCGCCATTCGGCGACGACGGCGTCGCGTTCGTCGGGGGCCATGAGAGTAAATCCGCGGTAGTCCCTGTGCGACCAGGCTTCTATCATCGGCTATACCTTTACAACGAGGAATCGGTCGAGGGTCGACCGGTCGAGGGTAACGACCTGGCCGAACCGGTTGCGGCACTCGACGGCGGCCTCGGCGTGCGACCGCTCGATCGGCTTGTTAGCAATGTAGATTTCGGACCCCCGTCGGAAACACTCGATCCCCCCGCCCTGCCATTCGCGCGTGCGGCGGATCGAGTCGGCGGATTGGTTGCGGGTCGCCGCGTGGCCGTACAGATAGAAATACAATATGCGGTCTAGGTGGGTTTCGGCGCGGACCAGGCCCGACGCGATCAAGGGCCTGTACCAGAAACAGTCGTCGGCGTAGCCGAGATTGTCGGGGAACGCGACCTTCGTCCCGATGTCGCGGCGCCACGCGCAAAGGTGGTTCGCGGTCATTTTCCAGTGTCCGCGGGATCGGGTCTGCTTATCGGCGTGCGCGACGGCGAACGAGTGGGTGCGGCAGTTCCCGCGCTCGACGTCGATCCGCAACAGGTCGAACGAGACCAGGTCGACGTCGCCGTCGCAAGCGGCGCGGATCGTGGCGACATAGTCCGGCGCGACGAAGTCGTCGTCGTCAACCTGGCAGAAATAGTCGCCGGTCGACCGGCGAATAAGGGCGTTGCGCTTCGCGCCCGACGGTTTTTCGCCGTTGTCTTCTTCGACGAGAACCTCGACGTCGGAAAATGCGCGGGCTTGTGCGCGTAAATCGGCGATCAAGGGGAAGGCGGCGAACCGGCGCGACTCAAGCGCCGGGATCAGTATCGATAGTCTCATCGTCTCGACTCGCTTGTCGCTCTAAAAAGGCAATTTGTCGGAGGGTTTCTTCGGCCGACTCGAACAGGCGTAGCGGCGGGGTCTTGTAGATATACCACGACCGATAGTGCGGTTCATGGGTCAACAGGACGTCGAGCCCCTTCTCGGCGGCGAATTCGCGGACCGCGCGGGCCACGCCGGGGTGGTTCGCCTCGTCGAAGTCGTGGCCGGCATAAATGCCGGCGGGTTGCAGTTTGTCCCACCAGGCCGCCAGGTCGCGGCTTATAAACGGGTACGCGTGGTTTGCGTCGTGATAGATAAAATCGAACAGGCCGTCGGGATACCGCGGCGCGGCGGCCTCGGACGTGGTGCGCTTGATCGTAACCCGGCGGTCGAACCGCGCGAGCGCGGCGCAAGTCATCAAGAAGTCGGGCTCGCGATCGAATCGGGTTAGATCGGGCTCGTGGTATCCTTCGAGGTCGTCGCGCCAGGGGTCGATACACCACAGCTTATGACCCGCCCACTTTTGCAGGAATCGGACGGCGAACCCGGCGCGCTCGACGCCGATCTCGACGGCGAAGTTTTTCAGGCCGCGGAGATTGCAGAGTCGGGCGAACTGCTCGCGGGTGTCGATTTCCGGCGACGGTCGAATCATTGGTAGATTCCTTTGTTGTAGCGGCGATCCCACTCGGCGAGGCTCGCGTCGAAGTCGCCCTCGGCGCCGGCCCAATCCCAAAAGCCGCGCCATTCCCGCTTGATCGTTTCCAGGTGAAGCGCGATCGCCGGGATCACCAGGCCCGGGGCGGTCGCGATCGTGAGTCGGTCGGGATCAAGGCAGGCGTCGACGACGGTCCGCATCGTATCGTAGATCGCATAGGCGACGGCCTGGCCGTCGTCGCCCTCGCTTAGGAAGTTGTAGCGGGCGAAGGCCCGCATGTCGGACCGGTGCAGCAACGACCGGGCGCAGGCGTCGCGATCGGTGCGGATCAGGTGAACCCATTTCGCGTGGGGGTAGCGGTCGCGCAATAGCGGGATTTGGATCGCGAGTTGCGGCGATACTTCGATATGATCGTCGGGGTAGTCGAGATTGAGAATATCGCCGACCATCCGGCCGGCGTCGCGCTTGTTCGTGTGGGTTTCGTGGCCGACGGTGTAGTTCGTGATATGGCGGCAAGCGCGGGAAAACGTAACCGATCCGCATCGCCCGGTTCCGGTAACAAAGATTCTCATTCTAACTTACTCCGTTTCTTCTTTCGGCCGATCCGTTTTGCGGCGGCGCACTTGCGGGGCGCGGAACGGCGGAATTTATACGGCGTATAGACGGCGGCGCGGGGCGGTCGCCGCGGCCTGGTATTGCAAACCTTGGCTAGTGCCTCGCCGATTTCGGCCAGGGCCTGCGCGTCGGGGCAAGGCCGAAGGCAATAAAGCGCCCTGCGCATTTCCTCGCTGATTTCGCCATGTGCGGCACTCGCGCCAGCGTCGAACGTACCGCTTGCGACCACGTCGCCGGCGGTGATGGTGGCGACGCAGAACGCGGTTTGCGTAACCGGCGCGGTGTGCGAACAAGCCAGGTAGCTCATGTCGCGCGAAACCTTTCCAGATTGGCCCGCACACTCGCGGGGTCCGCCCAATCCTTGCCCTTTTCGTGTTGAAGGTGAAACATGCCCGCGGCCGGGTCCGTGTCGAGAAAACCGCGGTAACGGTCGCTGTAGCGGCGCTCGAACTGGCGGATAAAATCAATATCCTCGAAGCCGCGGCCGACGTATCCCTCGTCGGGGCGCAGGTCGGCCAGGTCGCGGCGGCGAACACTGAATTGCGAGTTGCCGAACACGCGGTCGATCTGGGTCGGGTCAAAGCGGTTCGTCGTCGCGCGGCCGTAGGCTTCCCACGCCATATTGAAGTCGGCGTAGCGGTCGAACAGGCCGTCGACGAAGCGGCCGCGGTGGCGGGCGTGTTGGATTCGGGCGGCGTAGTCTTTCGGCAAGTAGCGGACGCGGTAGCAAAGCCGAATCAAGGCGGGATCGTGGTCGAAGGCGGCGATCCCCTCGATCCATCGGCGGCCGACGATCGCGTCGGCGTCCAAGAAGGTCAAGACCCGGCCGCGGGCGGCGGCGATCGCGACGTTCCAAAGGCGCGGCTTGCAGAAGATCGGCATGTCGGACCGGTCGACGATCAGGCGGACATTGTCGCGACAGTCGTCGAACGGGGGAAGCCGCGACCCGTTGTCGGCGACGACGACCTCCCACTCGGCGGGATCGACGCGGCAACAGGCGGCCGACCGCTCGATCGACCACAAGCAAAGATGCAAGTGCGCGTGTCGGTTCCGGTGGGTAATCAAGATCGAGTGTTTCATTTTGCGGCGCGCTGCAATCGTCGTTTTCGTAACGCCTTTCGCGACCGGTTGGTCTTCCGCCCGGCCTGGCGGTGCCCTTTGACTCGTCGTTTGCGTTTCATGGTCTAACAGTCTACGTCCCCGCGGCGGGTCCGGTAACGATCTGTATTTTGATCTTGTCGCCGGCGGTCCCGGCGATCTCGATCGTCTTCGCGCCGGCGGCGACGTCGTCGAGGGTCTCGGCGAATTTCGCCAGGACCTCGACCCCGGCGCCTAGGTCGATTTCGTTCGACGACCCAAACAGGTTATAAGGGTTTGACGATCCCGGCTTGATCGTTATGGCGGCGACGTTCTCGTCGTCGGTGATTAGTTGCAGATATTGGACCTTGTCGCCGGTCGCGTCGATGTCGCTTTGCGTTCCCGACAACGCGGTTAGGTCGATCGTTGTATCGCCGGTCCCGATCGTGTATTCACCACCCCCGCGGCGGAAACTGTCGATCAGATCGGTATTCGAGGAATTGAGAACCTCTTGGTCGAGGTTCCAGTCCTTGTGATCGACCTCGGCATTTTCGGCGGACCCGACGCCCTCGATCGACTCCTTGATCCGCAGTTGCGAGTGATACTTAATTACCGTTACGTGCGATTCTGGCATGGTCTCGACTCCCTGTTATCGACGGCCGCGGCGTTGCGCGATCCGGTCTGACATTTTGATCTTTTGTTTCGGTTTCTTCGCCGCGCGGCCGAGTAGCTTAATTCCGTGCATGTTCGCCGCGACCGCGGCCAGGTAGGACGCGTCGAAGTAGTGGTTCGTATCGCTTTTTGCGCTCCATCGGCGGGTAAGAATCCCCTTGACGACCTCTTCGACCTCGACCTCGGCGGTTAGGTGTTTGGCAAAGCTAAAATGGGCCTTCTCGTCGGCGTTCATGCGATCGGCGCCGCCGGGCGTGCCGAACAGTTGCAGCGATCCAGGGTGGCCCGGGCCGGTCAACCAGCGCGAGTGAATCCAGCCCTTCCAGTAGTCGGCGTTGCAACAGACCAACCAGACCCGGTCGGCCTCGCGATAGGACAAGAACCAGTTATGACCCGACCGGCGTCGCTCGTTGTCCTTCGCCGGCATGTTGAAAGAGGCTTGAACGCATCCATTGGACCGCCCGAATCCCATCGCCGGCCGGAAGCGCTTGCCCGCGGCCTTGCAAAAGTGATAGATCGCCGGCGTCTTCCATCCGGCGTCGACCAGGCTCGTCTTGACCTCGACGACCTCGCCGTCGGGGGTGGTGTATGGGTTTTCGATCAGGTCGTCGCGGCGCTCTTCGAGCGCGCGAAGAATCGCGTGTTCGACGCCCTCGTCCGATCCGCGGATTGTGCCGCGGACCTCGGTAACGCCGTAATCGACGACGAAGCCGGTCGCGCCCGGTTGCCAGGCGGCAACGACCCAGTGCAAGGCGAGTTTGCGGACGTCGACGCCTTGGGTCAACACGGTGGCGCCGGGCGGTACGATCCGTCGATCGTGGCCGGATAGCTGGCGCTGGATTCGGTAGGCGGTAATCCCCGACTCGATCGGCCCGGCTTCTTCGGGCGGGTCGTTTTGGTATTCGGCGTCGAAGGCGTCGCGCCCCATATCGGCGATTGTGTCGTAGCAGAATTGCAGCGCCGAGACTTGCATTGTCGACCCGTCGGGCAGAACGTCGGGCGTGAATCGGTTGCGGTTGCCGACCCGGGCGCCGCGGTCCATTTGCCGGCGGTGCGCCAGGTAGAACGCGTGCGCGGCGCGGCCGAATTCGTCGCCCTCGACCTGGCCGTCCTGGCGTAGTTGGATATACTCTTCCCATAGATCCTCGCGGGCGGGCGGCTTGATTAGAAGGCGGAATCGCCGACCCTTCCAAGAGGGTTTTTCTTTGGGGTCGGTGAATCGGTACGATAAACATCGGCGATTCATGATCGTGGTGAGCATGACGCGCGACAATCGCTTGCGCGGTCCGGCAAGGCCGGCGATGTCCTGGTCGATCTTGCGGGCCAGCTTGTTCGGGCGCTCGTCCGATTCGGCGATCTCGCGGGTCTCCGGGTCGTCGATCACGGCGAGGTCGGGCCGACGGCGGCCGACGCGCAGGCCGCGGACCGCGGCGTCGAGACCGCGGGTCATAATCAGGGCACCGCGGGCCCGGCTTTCGGGCGCGTCGATCGTCGGCAAGGTGATCTCCCGGCCCGACCAGCGAATTCGGGTACGGGTCGGCCCAAACGCCTGGTCGCCGATCCGGCCGGTCGCGATCTGGCCGTTCGCGCGGTTCGGCAACCCCTCAAGCGCGGCGGCGGGCCCGCAAACCTCGGCGTAATCGGCGGCGAGTCGATCGCTTTCGGTTCCGTCGATTCGACCCTTGATATTGCGTAAGATACGTTCGGCGTCGGGGCCGGTCGCGGAAAAGATCACGGGGAAGGCCAGGGCGCCGGTCAATACGCAATAGATAACGACACACTCGACAATGGTCGTCTTGCCCTCGCCTCGCGGCGCGGCGATGGCCTGGTCGCCCCCATATTTCGCGGCGGATAGGATCGCGGCGGCCATTTCTTTTTGCTGTGCGGTAAAGGGTTGGGTAAAGATTTCGGGAAAGTAGTATCGCAACCAGCGGAATATATTGCGTTCCAGCCGGCGGCGGCGTTTGATCGCGTCGGCGTCGACCACGATCGAGACGATCCGCTCTGTCTGTCGGCTCTTGCGTTTTCGTTCGGCGTCGCGTCGGCGCTCGCTCTTGGTGCCGGCGCGGCGACTAGGTTTTTTCGCGGGCGTCCTCCTCCGCTGTTTCCGGTTCGGTTGGAATATCCCCATATTTCGCGGCCAGGTCGGCAACGGTTCTAAGGGCCTTCAGCGCGCCGACATAGTCGCCGATCGCGACCATCCGGCGGTATAGTTCGCGGGCGGACGCGATCGCCCAGCCGGCGACGATCGCCGGGTCGGCCTCCGCGGCCTCGACCAGCTTGTCGCGTGCGGCGGGCAGGACGGCGGCGACGGCCAGGCCCGGCCAGTGTTCGGCGATCGCCTCGGCGATGTCTTCGGTATCGTTTCCTTCGAGAATCCACTTGTAGACCTGGTGTAGCTGTGCGGGCGTCGGCGTCGCCTTGCGTTTCACCGGCGGCTTGCGTTTGGTTTTCGTCTTTCGTTTCTTCGGCGGCATTAGGCGGCGGCCAGGACCTCTTGCATCCATCCGGCGTGGAATTGGTAGACTTCGCGATCATTGAAAAGCGCGAATTGCTCGATATTGTTACAAGAACGCAGGTTCGCCGATCCTTCCACAACTAGCCAATGATCGGCCGACGTGTGCATCAATAGAACCTTTGCATGGCATCGGGTGCAAGCAACATCGAACCCCCGCGCGCTAAGTTCGGCGGCGATCCACGCGTAGACGTCTTGATCGTGCGAACGATAGAAAGACGAGCAAATCAGCGACCCGTTTTCAATGCGGCCGGCGTCAATTAGTTTCAGAAGGTCGCGGGCGATCCGCCGGTTGAATCCAAGGGTCGCGATCTTGAGTTCGAGCAAATGGTCGCCGGCGACTAGTTGCAAGACGGCGGGCACAAGTGACCATCCCGTGTAGTTGCCACCCATCACACAATGAAACGATTCTTGCGGTGTAGGCAGGTGGCCGAGATGCTCCGCGGCGAACGACACGTCGAGCAGTTGGCGAAGGTGTGCCTTGTGTTCACGCCGCGCCGTTCTGATTAGTTTGCGATCGTCGCGAATAGATTTCATTCGGCGCGATCTGCGAAAGTCGTCGCGAATTGCGGCGTGTTGCCGGGCGGCCTTCTGCTTGCTGGCGGCCGGCGCGGGCAGGTCGGCGGCGGATAGGATCGGGTTGTCTGATTTTGATAACATTTCAGGGACGGACGGACTCTGTCTTGTTTCCAGACGCTAGCAGTGGGAA